TTAAAAACGTCGGGGGGGGAAGGGGAGAAAAGGGGCCGCCTGCCGCCGATGTTGTGGCAGCACAACCGTCATGAACCGATTGGGGTCTTCACTAATATGGTGGAGGACGAGAAGGGGCTGTTTGTGGAAGGCCGTCTGTTGATTGATGATATTCCGCAGGCGCGTGCGGCTTATGCGTTGCTGAAGGAAAAGGCGTTGGGCGGGATGTCCATCGGTTATCGTGAAATTTTAATTGAGCAAGACCATGACGAGAAGGTCACTAATCTTCTTGAATTGGATTTATGGGAAGTTTCGGTCGTTACGTTCCCCGCGAATGAGGAGGCTACGGTCGATAGTGTGAAATCGGCTCTTGCCGGTGGCGGTCTTCCTACTCTTCCTGAGTTCGAAAAGTTCCTGCGTGATGCAGGGTTTTCAAAATCGCAATCTGTCGCCATTGCTTCGCACGGTTTGCGTCAACTTCTGCGCGATGCGGATGATACTGAAGCAAAAGAAATTGAATCTGCTTTGAATATTTTGAAAGGTAGCAAGTAATGAGTGAAAATTTGAAAGAATTGGTGGCAGAATTTGCCAAAGCGAAAGACGACGTTCAGGCGTTGGGTGAGGAAATCAAAGGCCGCATGGAAAAAGGCGAAACGCAATTCGCGTCCATGAAGGAACAGGCTGACGAAGCGTTAATTAAAATGAACGAGATGTCCGCCCGTCTTTCCGAGCTTGAACAGAAAAATGCCCGGTCAGGTGGAAACGAACCTGATGCGGTCAAAACGCTTGGTGCGGAGCTTGCCTCTGCTGAAGGGATTAAAACGGTTTTGGAATCTACAAGTTCCGGACATACTGCCCGTGTAAACATGAAGGCAACAATCACCAGTCTGACTACTGATGCAGCCGGCAGCGCGGGGGCGTTGGTTGTACCTGACCGCCGTGACGGTATTTTGGCGATGCCTGAGCGTCGTTTGTCGATTCGTGATTTGCTGACTCAAGGTCGAACTTCCAGCAATACGGTGTCTTATGTGCGCGAAACCGGTTTCACTAATGCAACGGCATCGAAAGCCGAAGGCGAAGCATTCGACTATTCCGATTTGAAATTTGACGAAGTTCACACGACTGTCCGAACCATTGGCCATTTGATGAAGGCAAGTAAAAATATCCTCGCCGATGCGCCGCAATTGGAATCTTTCGTCAATAACCGTTTGGTTTACGGCTTAAAAGAAGTGGAAGACCGTCAATTGCTCAATGGTGATGGTTCCGGCAATAATCTGAAGGGTATTTTGCCGCAGGCTTCGGCTTTTGCAGACCCTGCGAGTTTGGCGAAATATACAATTATCGACCAATTGCGCCTTGCCATGCTCCAAGCAACGCTTGCCCAATATCCGGCAACGGGTATCGTGTTGAATCCGATTGACTGGGCGAAGCTGGAACTGGAAAAAGACACTACCGGCCGTATGTTGATTGGCAATCCGCAAAATGGTGCTACGCCTATGCTGTGGCGTTTGCCGATTGTGGAAACGACTGCGCTGGCGGCGGGTACGTTCCTCGCCGGTGCGTTTATGTTGGGCGCGCAATTGTTTGACCGTGAAGAAGTCGGCGTTGATGTGGCGTTTGAAAATGACAAGGATTTTGAAAAAAATCTGGTGACATTCAAATGCTACGAGCGTTTGGCTTTGGCTGTTTACCGTCCTGAAGCCTTTATTAAAGGCACTTTGGCGGCTAAGGTGTAATTTTGGCAAGGTCGTCTGAATTTCAGACGGCCTTTGTATTTGGAGGTCGATATGAAAAGCTATGTTGTTTTAGAGCAGCATTTTGGCGATAAGCAGTATTGGGCTGGGGATACGCGCGAACTGCTTGAGGATGATGCGGCAGATTTGATTGCACTCGGGTTGATTTCAGAATCAGCCGATTCGGAATCTGAGGTTGATAAGGATAAGTCTCTTGGCGATTCGCCAAAAAATAAGGATGAGCCTGTAACTCCTGCCGGTAAAGAATCCGAGTCAGAATCTAAAGATAACCCTGATCCTGAAGGTAATTCAAAAGATGGTAAAAATTGAACAGATTCGTCTTCATTGCCGGATTGATAGTGAGGATGAGGATGAATTACTGGAACAATTTAGATTTGCAGCGGCTGAAACCTTGAGAATTTATACCGGACGAAATTGGTATGAAGTAGGTGTAGATATTCCTGATGACGACCCGACTGGATTGCATTATACGGCTGCCGCGAATCAGGCCATGTTGATATTGATTGCGACATGGTATGCCGAGCGTGAATCTTCTCAGGATTCGGGTGTTCCTGCTGCGTTTAGACATTTGATCCAGCCATATAGGTTGATGGGTGTTTAGATTTCCCCTGACGGTTAAGCGTAAACCGTGCCGCCAAAAAACGCTCTTCTGCTTTTTATTCTGATTAGGGATTAATACGGCGTTTCCCGACTTCTTCGAGTGCAGCTAAGGCTTACGGCTGCCGTGTTTGAGTGTGAGCCAAGGTAAAAAACCGTCCGAACGGCAGATTTTGGGCGGTTTTGCTTTTTTGGGGTGGTGCTATGGGCAAGGTTTTTTTTGGTGTTGGATTATTTGCTGCATTAATTTTCTTTTTTGCTTTGTCTGTTACGAAGGATCCTAAGATGTCAAGCATTGGCAAGCCTCAGAAGATTGAGTGTTATTCAGGAGGTCAGCTTGTGTTTTCAGATGAGCTGTCTTCGGTTATTGACTCATCTAATACGCACGGTATTTATTACCGTTCGGCGATTACTGGTAAATATGTTCAAGTATTTATGGATTGCTTGGTGGTGGAAAAATGACGAATAAGAAAGAGGTTTTAGCGTATATCCGGAATAATCCGGGATGCACGGCCACGGCTGTTGCGAATGAGGTGTATGGTAAGTGGCGTTGGAGCGGCTGGATCTTCGCGCGGAACGATATTGAAGCGTTGTGCGATGAGGGTTTGGTCAGCGAGCGTTTTTTCCGTGGTATCTCTACGTTTTATCCGGTTGTGAAAAAAGAGGCCGCCTGATTTTCAGACGGCCTTTTTGCTAAAAGTCAATGATTAAGTCGGTAACGATACATTGTAGAGCGGTTAATTCTGACATGGCTTGGTTGAATTCATAAATGCTTATGTTGCGGTTTTCGCCTTCGTTGAAGCGGTTGCGGTAGGCTGTGTTGACGAGGGAGGCCAAGTTTGAGATTTGAATACCTGCGCTGTCCAAGATGTCTTTTTGCTCTTCGTCCGATAGATTATCGCTGTCCTGAATAAACAGGCCAGCTATTTTTGATTTGTAGCGGTCGGTTAGTTCGATTAGGATTTCGTCTCTGTCGGATAGGTTGGTTTTTGGTTTGGCATCTAAAGGTTTTTCGGACGGCCTGTTTAGGTCGTAGCGTTCTTCTTTAATCCGTCTTAGGATTTCGGGGTGTTTTTCCAAGATGTATTTGGGTAAATCTTTGATGAGTTTTTGTATCAGCGATGAGAGCTGATAGAAGTCCAAATCATGGAGGCGGTTTCCGACCATGCCTCTGATTTTCGCGTCCCAACTTCCGTAGGTATCGACGAAGGAGCTGGTCGAGGCGGCTTGAATCGCGTTCAGGATGCTGTGCATTTCTGCCCGGGTTGCCAAAATATTGGCATTTGCCGGCGCGGGGAGCTTGATGGTTTGTTTGGGTTGGTTGAAATGGTTGTTGAGTACGCGGAAGCATTCGCGTTGGTAAGTGAGCAGGCGTTCGCGGATTTCGGGTTTTACGCGGTTGGCGTCCACGCCGAAAAGCCAGCCGTTGAGGTAGTCTAATGGCAGACATGCGGTTTTTTGTTTGCCTCCGTTTGAAGGTGTGTCCATCATGGACATAGCTGTATTCAGAATGGCGTTTCGCTGGATGCGTTTTAACTGTGCCTCCCATTGCAGCCCGATATTTTCGCATATCGGCTTCATGGCGACGTAGTGTTGGTTGTTTTGGGAAAAAACGGCTACGGTTTGGCCGTGGAAAGAGATGTTTTGAACTTGGTTCATTTGAAGTTTCCTTGTTTTGATTTCGAAGTTTGCCCGAAACGGGCGGCCGCGAGGTTCGAAAACCTAAACAAGAAAGGCCGTGATTATTCCCTGCCGAAGCAGGTCTTGTATTCTCAGCCCTCGCGGCCATAGGAAACTTCGGTGGTATCAAAACAAACAATAAAGGAAACCAAAGAATCGAATGGACGTAAAAAATTCACGCTGACGGGGTGAATGCCGCTTGTTTTGAGGTTTTCGACGCCTCGTGAAGCGGAATGTAAAGCAGAAAGAAAATGCTTGTCAAGAAATTTACAAAAGGATAACATTGAACTCCTTTATTTTGACTGGATTTGATGAAAATGAATAAATTGGTTTTACTTTGTTTGGGTTTTGTCTTGTCCGGTTGCGGTGCGATAAATCAGCAACATCAGCAAATTAAAAGTAACGTGGAGCAGCCTGTTTTTAAATCAGAAATAGATAAGTTTACAGGGCAAAAGCGTGTTGCTTGGATGAAGGTGTACTATGACAGTATAGGCAGATATGCAAACGGTAAACAGTTTAATAAGATTTTTCATTCGTCTAAAAAGCCTGATGACAAAAAGCCAGTCGGTGTAATTAATATCAACAGTGATTTTAGAGAGCATAAATACTTGCGTTGCCATTCTGTCGATTGGCTGGCGGATGGAGAGATTGTGAAGCCTCTCCATGCAGAATATAAAAGCCAAGTAGAAAGAAGCCCGCACGTCCATGTCAATGAAGGTGTTTCCTCTTATTTTGCGTTTGACTCGTTTAAAAAATTGGCGGGTGCGTCAAGAATCGAATATCGAATCTGTAACGATGAATTTCAGATGACGCCCGAGGAGCTTGAAGCCTTGGGGCATGTTTTTAATGAAATTACCAAGTAATTAATTTTTATCGAAGGGGACACGAGCATTACACCGCCTCCTGATTTTTTTTGTGTTTGTC